AACAAAAAGAACGGAGCAGCCCAATGCATCCGCGTGAGCGAGTTTTGTCGGACCTTGAGTTGTGCCGACAGTGGAAGGTGAAGCCACCGAAGAAAGAGCTACAGCAGAGGGCAGAGAAGTGGGGCGTGGATCTCAGTGACCACTACCCATCAGTGAATACATCATCATTAGAAGAAGAAGACATCGAAAAGGAGCAATAGACGATGGCTAAGAGAAACTCATTTGTAAGCGGCGTAGGTTCAGCAAGATATGCATGGGTCCATCCAGACCGCCCAGACACCCAGTTCAATGCTGATGGCGAGTGGAAGCTTCAGATCATCTTGGACCCCAAGACGGCTGAACGCATCAAAGGTGCAATCATGGATGTCGTGATGCAGGAGTTTAAAGGCGAAGACATCAGCAAACTGTCGATCCCTGTAGACACTGAAGAGGATACCGGAAACGTCATCATCAAGATGAAGTCTAAGTTTCCACCTAAGTTCATCGACAGTGTCGGTACTCCAATCGTGGGAAAAAACATCCCTCACGTCTTTGGTGGATCTACGGTCCAAGCATACGGCTCTATCAAGCCTTATGACATCAACAAGAATCAACGAGGCATCAGTCTACAGTTAAGCACCGTGCAGATCATTAACTTGGTCGAGGGTGGTGTCCCAGAAGGCTTTGAGAAGGTCGAGGGTGGTTACACTGCTGCCAACGACAACCCAATGCCTGCGCATATTGCACCGGAGTTGGAGAGCGGGAAAGCCGGTGACATTAATGATGCGATTAGCTTTTAGGTCGGGCCTAGAAGAGCGCATAGCGCAGCAACTGAGAGAATACGGCCTAGAGGTCATCTACGAAACAGACCGAATACCCTACACCGTCCCAGCGAGGGACACTCGATATACTCCTGATTTTAAGCTCCCAAAGGCTGGGGGCTTTTTTTATGTCGAGACGAAGGGCATCTGGTCTGTGGGAGACAGGACGAAGCACTTGTTAATCAAGCAGCAGCATCCTGAGATCGACATCAGGTTCGTATTCTCTCGATCAACCCAAAAGCTTTATAAGGGCAGTCCAACTTCTTATGGCGACTACTGTCAGAAGCACGGCTTCAAGTTTGCCCAAAAGCTGATCCCCGAAGAATGGCTAAACGAGGCTAAGGATGTATCATGAGATATGCATCAGTATGCAGCGGAGTTGAGGCTCCGACTGTCGCTTGGCACCCACTAGGTTGGGAGCCAGTGTTTTTCTCTGAAATAGAGAAGTTTCCATCAGCAGTTTTGCAACATCATTACCCTCATGTCCCTAACTATGGTGACATGACGAACTTTAAGGAGTGGCCTGATGACCAATCAATTAGCCTTCTCGTTGGGGGAACACCATGCCAAAGCTTTTCCGTGGCGGGACTTAGAAAAGGCTTGGCTGACCCGCGTGGTAACCTCATGCTTACATTCTTGGCAGTTGCTAAAAAGTATAATCCCCAGTGGATTGTCTGGGAAAATGTACCCGGCGTCTTGTCAAGTAACAAGGGACGGGACTTTGGAACCTTCCTCTCCGCGCTGGGGAAGTGCGGGTATGGGTTCGCTTACAGAGTTCTCGACGCTCAGTATTTCGGAGTGGCCCAGCGACGCAGACGTGTGTTTGTTGTCGGATACCTTGGAGACTGGCGACGTGCCGCAGCGGTTCTATTTGAGCGCGAAAGCCTGTCAGGGCATCCTGCGCCGAGCAGACAAACGCGGGAAAGAATTGCCGACACAATTACGGTTGGCGCTAATCAATACAGCAGGTTCATTGGAGAGCCAGTAGAAGTTGCAAGTGTTGTAGGCCCTTTGACAGCCGGAATGCATAAAGGTCCAAGAGGAACAGAGGCGGTCGAAAGTAATCACGTTATTGCATATGACATGAAGCAACACCACAACCCACAGCCAACAGACACGATGGCTCTGACGGCAGGTAATTGCAACACGGTGCGAGGCGACACACCGCTGATTGCATTCGCATCAGAGATGAGCGGAACACAGGCGGCGTCCACGCCAGAGGTGTCGCCTACTCTATCGGTGGGTCACACAACTGCAGTTGCATCAGAATTAAAAGTACGTCGACTGACTCCTTGTGAGACTGAGCGCCTACAAGGCTTTCCCGATAATTACACGCAGATACCGTGGCGCAATAAAGCGTCAGAAGATTGCCCTGATGGGCCGAGGTACAAAGCGATGGGCAACTCAATGGCAGTGCCTGTCATGCGTTGGATTGGTGAACGTATAGACTTAGTGAGGACGCTATGAATTTACAGAAGGAGAGTAAAAGTAATTTCGTGCAGCATGTGCCATGCGAAGTCTGTGGCAGCAGAGATAATGCCGCCATCTATGACGATGGTCACACATTCTGCTTCGGCTGCGCAGCATATGCCGACGAGGGCGACACAGAGGCCCGTGTAGTGCCTCAACAGGACAAGAGCAACAAACCACTGCTGCAGGGTGAGTACAGCGCTCTACCGGCGCGTAAGATCACTGAAGAGACATGCCGCAAGTTTGGATATCAGGTTGGCATGATGAGAGGACAGCCGGTGCAGATCGCTGTCTACAGGGATGCGCAAGGTAATGCGGTCGCACAGAAAGTAAGGGGAAAAGACAAACAGTTTACCATTACCGGTGACGCATCAAAGATGACGCTCTTCGGATCACACTTGTGGTCGTCGGGAAAGAAGATTGTCGTTACTGAAGGAGAGATAGATTGTTTAACCACAGCACAAGTGACGTCTGGGGGAACAAACAGATGGTGGCCCACAGTATCATTACCGAATGGCGCACAGGCCGCCAAAAAGGCAGTAAAGCAAAACTACGATTATCTGGTTGCCTTCGAGGAAGTAGTCCTCATGTTCGACCAAGACGATGCAGGCAGAGCAGCAGCCATCGAGTGCGCAGAGATCCTGCCGCCCGGCAAAGCTAAGATTGCCCATCTACCCTGCAAGGACGCAAATGAGTGTCTTCTGCAGGGGCAGGGGTCTGCCATCATAGACGCCATTTGGCAGGCCAAAGAGTACCGCCCAGACGGCATCATTAGTTCATCAGAACTTCGCGACAAGATTGCCGACCGTGACGAGGTGTCGGACCTCAGTTACCCTTACGCCCGACTGAACGAAATCACACTGGGGATGCAGCCAGCATCGTTGGTGACGATAGCGGCGGGTAGCGGCGTGGGAAAGTCGACGCTGGTACGGGAGATGGCCTATCACTTGCACCAGAAGGGTCACAACGTAGGCATGATGATGCTTGAGGAGACATCCAAGCGCACCATGCAGGGTCTGGTGGGTTTACACATGAACAAGAACATCGTGATTGATCCTACTGTAGCATCGAAGGAAGACATCGAGTTTGCCTTCGACGACCTCACGTCTGATCGTGACGTGTATCTCTATGACCACTTTGGATCGACAGATCTCGACACAGTCAAGAACCGCATCATGTATATGGCGAAGGCATTAGACTGTAAAGTGATCTTCTTGGATCATGTGTCGATCCTAGTGTCAGGCCTGACAGGTCAGGTCCACGACGAGCGGCGACTGATCGACCAGATCATGACAGAGCTTCGGGTCCTAGTGCAACACACTGGGATCTGCTTGGTACTTGTGTCTCACCTCAAGCGTCCTAACAGTGAGGCAGGTCACGAAGGTGGTGCTAAGGTTCACTTGTCGCAGATGCGGGGGTCACACGCCTTGGTTCAACTGTCGGACTGCTGCATAGGTCTAGAGGTCGACGCAGAGCAGCCCCTGTCAGGCATCAGAAATCTTGTCGTTTTAAAGAATAGGTTTACCGGTGAGGTAGGACCTGCTGGTGTGCTTCAGTACACCAGAGAAACTGGAAGGCTCATGGATGCCTCGTCAGTTTTAAGTTTCTAAATCCCAACCCCAAGATTTATTTCTATGGGTTGGGCTTTTGACATCTGAAAACATCCACATCTTAGGAGAGCTACTATGATTCGGTATATAGCCGACATAGAGACGAATGGTTTGCTGCCTGACGTCTCTACAATTCACTGTCTCGTCCTGCGAGACTTAGACACCGACGAGGTGCAGACGTTTACATCTGAGAACATCAAAGAGGGACTAAAGATCCTCTATGACGCTGAAGAGGTCGTAGGCCACAATTGGATCGGCTACGACAGCAAAGTGATTGCCAAGCTGCACCCTTGGTTTGAGGGTGGCACTGGACCAAAGGTCACCGACACAATGATCCTGTCGCAACTCATTAAGCCGCACATTATTGAGTTTGATGCTTCAGTGCCAGCCATCAGAGACGTCCTACCAAAGCGCCTCTGGGGTTCCCACAGTCTCAAAGCGTGGGGCCTGCGCCTCAACTGTCACAAAGGTGACTACGAAGGCGGCTGGGAAGCCTTCAGTCAAGAGATGCTGGACTACTGCGTCCAAGACACTGCAGTCACTGCGACGATCTACAAGTATCTTATGCAAGAGAAGGTCGACGACCGGTGCATTGAGCTTGAGCACAAGATGGCTGAGGTCTGTTATTACATTGGTAATAACGGCTGGACCTTCGACATGCCTAAGGCTGAGAAGCTTTATGCTACTTTGTCAAAAGAGCGCCATGAGTTAAACGAACAGCTGTACGACCTGTTCCCGCCGTGGATTGTCGAGGAACCCTTTGTCCCAGCGCGTGACAACAAGACCCTAGGATACAAGAAGGGCGAAGTGTTCATCAAGAAGCGTGAGGTTGTCT